TTTTTTTTTTTGTTTTTTTAATATATTTGGTAATTATAGAGTGGCTAGTGGATCGTGCATTGCATTTTGTTGAATACTTTACCATCAAAGCCTTTCTCCAAGTCAGAGTGCTTGGTGTAATAGAATCTATTTAATCTACGATTCTCTAGGAAAAAACGGCAGTTAGCTTGGTGATATTCCAGTGACGTAAGGTCCTGGATATCGTAATTTAGGTCCCCAAGACGATATGCGAACAAGTGTTCGTAGTAAAGTCCTTCTATGCTCTCGATTAATTTACCTTGTTCTGAGGCTAAATTAATTCTGAGATTGATGAGTTCGGGATCCTTAATTATGCCATGTTTTGTTAAGATCCAGCCGCAGAACATAGGTTGTTCTTTATATTCGGTCTTTGATTGTAATGCAAATAAGTGCTCAAGACTCTTGTAATACTGAGTCTTCACGCAAGGGTGGTTAATTGCGCTATCATCGCCGATGTACAACTGTGGTGTGCCAGGTGGTATGTTGTACTGTAAATTGGCGAAAGTCGCATTGTCCAATGTATTGAACAATAATGTTGCCCAGTCTCCACTTAGGATCATAAAATCAAGGACATCCACGTCTGTGTAACAACGTATTTTGATGTCTACGAAAAGATCGATTAATTCTTTTGGCACATTGAACATCTGCAAGATCTTTATTTGGAAGTTGACAAACTCGGCTTTTTGGCTCTGGTCAAATCTGGTGTAATCATTTTCGATACTTTTCTTTTTGAAGTCGAAATTCTTTAGGACCCATGAATTCAATTCATGTTGATTAACACGCTCACAGAACAGTATGTTGGAAGGCAACAATTTCTTAATTTGTGTCATTAGGTACCTAGCCAGAGGTCCTAATTTGAGCAAAATGCGGTTGTTGAAAGCAGTCAATGCTTGGCCGGGTTTAGCGGGTTTGTTGATGACATCTTTTTTCTTTACCCATTGTGACTTGATAAAAGTCTTGGTGTAATTATCTTCCCAACTGGGTGATGCACGTTCTTCCTGGTTTTCCAATAAATTCTTGCTGACTTTTAATTTGTTCTGCTCAGTTTCAAGAATACACTGCTCAAATAGACTCTGGTTCCATGTGACGTCCCTGACACCACGAAACAATTTATTTACTGCAGTGTTAAACAAAATGGTGCCAGTAGCTTTTGTTTTTATGAGAGCTGCTTTTTTCTTCCAGACAGGGCAGTAGTGTAATCTCTCGTCCATGGTGAATTGCCACAACGCTGCGTCTTGTAGTTGTTGGTGCTGGATTAAAGATGTGT